GTGAAGCGTTCTTCATTGGTAAGGGTGGTGCGATGACGGGACGGGGCGGCGATATCATTATTTTGGACGACATCTTGGACGAACAGGATGCGATTTCGGATACGGCGATGGAGAACACGTGGGACTGGTACACGTCTGGTCCTCGTCAGCGTTTGCAGCCAAACGGCGCGATCATCTTGATTAACACGAGGTGGAAAACCGACGACGTTGCGGGGCGCTTGCTCAAGGCTCAGTCTCAGATCAAGGCGGATCAGTGGGAAGTGTTGGAATTCCCGGCTATCTTGCCGAGCAACAAGCCCCTTTGGCCGGGGTACTGGAAGCTTGAGGAGTTGGAAAAGGTCAAGATGTCCATTGGCTTGCCGAAGTGGAACGCCCAGTGGCAACAGCAGCCGACGAATGACGAAGGTGCGATTTTGAAGAGGGAGTGGTGGCAGCGTTGGAAGTATGACGAACCACCGGCTTGCGAGTATATTATTCAATCTTATGACACGGCCTACTCGAAAAAGGAATCAGCGGATTACTCGGTTATTACAACCTGGGGCGTGTTTACCCCGGATGCAGATTCGGGGCCTAACATTATCCTTTTGGGCGTGCGGCGTGGTCGGTGGGACTTCCCGGAACTTAAGAGAGTCGCGCTTGAGGAGTATAAGTACTACAACCCTGACAACGTACTTATTGAAGCAAAGGCTACTGGCACGCCACTTCAGCAAGAACTCAGGAAACTCGGCATTCCGGTTACGATGTATTCTCCGGGCGGAAGGCGCACTGGCACTGACAAGGTGGCGCGAGCGAACGCCATTGCCCCAATCTTGGAATCGAGGATGGTCTGGGCGCCGGAGACCGAGTGGGCGGAGGAGTTGATCGAGGAGTGCGCAGCTTTTCCTGTTGGGGCGAACGACGACCAAGTCGACTCAATGACCATGGCGCTATCCAGATTCAGAGCGGGCAACTTCATCAGTTTGCATGGCGACTATGACGATGAGCCTGGGGTTGAAGATTCGCTTGTGCCGGAATATTATTGAACATATAATGAGGCAACACTTTCCACGGACCGCGGACCATGGCACAAAATCCATTTGAAAAAGCACTAGCAGACGAGGGCCTTGTAGGCACTCCTTTGGAATCTTTAGCCCGCAGCATTTATATGCAGGAATCATCGAGTGGTAAGAATACCAAGACCAGTAATGCGGGTGCGGTAGGCGGGATGCAGATTTTGCCGGGCACTTTTAACGAGATGTTGCCAGGCGGAAATATCAACGACCCGTACGACAACTCACGTGCTGGCCTACGTTACATCAAGAAACTCAGTGACATGTCCGGCGGTGATCCTAGTTTAGTGGCGGCCGGTTACTATGGTGGCCCAGGCGGCATGCAAAAAGCCAAGCAAGGCGTGGCCGTATCCGACCCACGCAATCCAAACGCTCCAACAACACTGGAGTATGCCAAGCAAGTGACCTCACGTCAGGGCAAATCAAATGTTTCACGTGAAACATTAAAACCGGAGAGCGTGATCGCCGATGCGGGCGAAGGCTACCAAGCGGCGTATGCACTCATGGCCATGGCCGATGAAGAACCAGAAACGGAACGTGAAAAAGAAGCCAAGGAAGCTCAGGCGGACATCAGCGCAGCACAGCAATTCTCTGCATTAAAAAAGCAGCTTTCAGGAATTAAATCAGCCTCACCATTCGCGGCCCAAGAACCACAAGAGTTTAACGAAGGTGGTGAGGCAAAAAAAGACGATAAAACATCAAAAAAAGAGTTTGAAGAATTTTTAAAACAAGAAACCCCGTACGAGAAAAAAGACCTTGAAGGTAAGATAGCGGAGCGAATTGGGTTGACCTCCGCGTTGGATGCGGCGAATCGTGCTCCTGGTGAAATGGGTTTTCAAAATGACGCTGGAACCAAGGGCGATGCTGTAAGACACATGGTACTTATGCGTGGTATTGAGCAAAAGTATGGTCCGACTGTGGCAAAAGCCCTAGGCTATGCGCATGAGATTGGTAACGTCTTTGATGGTAAGACTAATTTATTTAAGCCAGAAGGACGTGCGGATTTGGCGCGTGACTGGAAGATGGACACAGGCAACAACGCACTAGGTTTGGAATTATCCAAGCAGGCGGGTGGAGATGAGGCAAAGTTTAGGGAGTTGGTCAAAAAGTCCTTGGAAGATAAGCAGGCGGATTACTACGCGCAAGAATACTCAAACACCATGCCTAGTGGTTCAGGTAGCCTAGGTAATGCTCGTAAGATGTTGAAGGAAGCCAGCCCAGGACAAGTGCGTAAGCGTGCGGAAGGAAGTCCTGAAATGGGCGAGGTTTCTGGCAGAACGTTTGAAGAAGGTGGGCCAGAGACCGCAAAGAAAATGTTAAAAGACGTCGCAAGAGGCGTGTCTTATTATCCGTATGACTTGGTCGGTGCCCCGGTGGACATCATCAACATGGGCTTGAAAGGTGTTGACTACGTGACGGGCAGTAAGTTAGCGACTGAAAAGCCTGTGGGCGGTAGCGCTTATTTGATTGACAAATCTAACAAGTTAGGTATTGCGGAAAAGCCAACCGGCTCTGCTGCGGAAGAACTAGCTCGACTTGGTTCAGCGTTCATCAACCCAGCTTCTGGGGCCCGTGCTACGGGAAGAGTTTTAGAGAAAGCCGGCAAGTTGGGCAAGGACGTGTTGGAAGACTTGAGCATGGCGACCACTGGTCAAGGCGGTAGCAAGGCAGCGCAGATGCTGACAAGCCAGGCGCAACCAATGTTTGCGGTTCGTCCAAAGGGCGGTACGGTATACATAGGAGCACAAAACATAAAACAACCTCCGTTGGACGCTTTTGACGAGGACGTTATTAATCTATCTAAGTCAATGGATTTAAAAGATCCTTTAAATCAGTCTATTGTGGATTTCTTTGATAAGAAGGTTCGTAAGTATGTTCAAGTGCAACGAGGAACTCCGGATGATCCTGTTTTTAATGCCTATCTAAAAGGTACACTAGAGCCTCCAAATGACCGATTAAAGTCTCTTATGAAAGAAGCTAGAGAAGGCAATACAGAAGCATATCAACGCGGCAGAAATCAATATGACTTTGATGTGGGCATAGCTAACCTTATTCCACAAGCTGCCGTAAAAAATAGTGCTATGTATTCAGACAAGGTTACTGAGCTTAGGGATTTAATTAAAAAACAAAACCCAAATGAGCCGACAACTTTTTCAGATCCGGCTTTACTTGACAAACAAAGCATAGAAAGATTTCCTGATATATACGGCTCTTCAGGGGTAAAGCAGGTAGTGGCCGAATCAGAGGCAGGCAAGTTAATGCGTTTACTTAATAAGACGGACCTCCCTCCGCACCTTCGTCAAGCCGCTACTTCTGGTGAGGTTCTTTCAACTAGCTACGGTAATACTAACGCAAGAGGGGAAAGAACTTTTATTGGAGATTTAACATTAGAAGACATCAGGGGTTATCTTTCAACAAGAACTCCTAATGAAATTAAAAACATGGGCGTAGCAGACGTAGCTATAAAGACTAAAGAATTAGGTGCTTTATTAGATGCCGCTGAAAAAAACCCTGAAAAATTTGCAAACAGACTGGGTCCTAAGTATTTAGCAAGAGGAACCGAAACTGTGTTTCCCACGACCAACGATATGAAGTGGGTGGAACTTAAGGATAAAGAAGCTATTGTGTTGGACGGGAGAATTCAGAGTCTTTGTACAAAATTTGGAGTAGGATATACAGATGCTGTAGAAAAAGGTGTTACAAAGCTATTCTCTTTGCGTAACGAAAAAAACTTGCCTTATGCTTTAATCAGCGTAGATAAAGACGCAAACGGGGCGTTTACCATTGTTTCTCAGGTAAAAGGCAGGGGAGACACCGTTCCAAAACAATATTTTGATGAAATTGATGACTTTTTTGACCAATACACAGCTAAAATCAACAAGCCTTTAAGATTAACTGAAAACGATCAGTTTTTACCAGTTAATCGAAGATTAACAAAGCCCGCCATGATAAGGGATATTGATGAAAACGGGGTTATGTATGAAAGAGAAGTTCTCCCAGGAGACCCTGGATACCCCGATGTGGATGATTTTAATTATCCTGTGAATGATTAATGGAGAAAGTAAAGAATGGCAATCGAAAATAATCGCCCATACGAAGATGAAGAAGTAGACATTGAGATGCCTGAGCCGACTTTTAAGGCTCCGGAGTCTGATATTGAGATTATTCTGGACGACGACGGTGGTGTTACTGTCGAAATGGGCGAAGAAGAAATGGACGAAGTGCCATTTGACGCCAATCTTGCCGAAGTTGTTGACGAATCAGACATGGGTCACATCGCTTCAGAGCTTTTAGCCCTGTTAGATGCCGACAAAGCGTCTCGTGGTGACTGGGAAAAGCAATATTCTAAGGGCTTGGAGCTGTTAGGCTTCACCTACGAGGAAAGAAGCAAGCCATTCAAGGGCGCTTGCGGTACTTCTCACCCAATGTTGACCGAAGCCATCATCCAATTCCAAGCACAAGCGTTCAAAGAGCTCCTGCCAAGCGAAGGTCCTGTTAAAACACAGGTGTTAGGCAAGGAAACTCGTGAAAAGATTGCTAAAGCAGAGCGTGTTAAAGAGTTTATGAACTACCAGTTGACTACGGAGATGGAAGAATACACTCCGGAGTTCGATCAGTTGCTTTGGTGGACAGGTTACGGCGGTTCAACATTCAAAAAGGTCTACAAAGACCCACATTTGAATCGCATGGTCAGCAAATTATGTTTGGCCGAAGACATTTTTATCCCGTACAACGGTTCTTCTATTGTTTCCAAGTGTGAGCGCTTGACTCATCGCATTCCGATGAGCGAAAACATGTTCAAGAAGCTTGTTACACGTGGCTATTACCGTGATACGAACGTACAAAAGATAACCCCTCCGTCTATTGGCAACGAGATTCAAGACGCCACTGACAAAATGGTCGGTGTGCAGGCCGGTAGCGAGTCAGAAGAGTTGTTCTTGTTGGAATTCCACATTGACTGGGACATGCCAGGCTTTGAAGACAAGGATGAAGACGGTGAGCCGACTGGCGTGAAGCTTCCTTATGTGATTACGATTGACGAAGGCAGCAGCCAAGTGGTTGGTATCCGTCGTAACTGGGAAGAGAAGAACGAAGTCAAGGTTCGCAAAGAACATTTCATTCACTACGTGTTAGTCGAGGGCCCTGGAGCCTATGGCCTTGGTTTTGTACACTTGATTGGTGGCTTGACCAAGTCTGCAACGTCTGCAATGCGTCAGTTAATTGATGCAGGTACTTTGTCTAACTTGCCTGCGGGCTTTAAGACCAAAGGCGCTCGTATCATGAACGATGACGTGCCTTTGCAACCAGGCGAGTGGCGTGACATTGACGTGGGTGGTGCAGATTTGCAGTCATCCATGTTGCCTTTGCCGTACAAAGAGCCAAGTCAGACACTACAAGCATTGATGGTGTTCTGCGTAGAGGCAGGTAAGCGTTTAGCCAGCACAGCTGATATGCAAGTGGGCGACGGCAATCAACAAGCGGCTGTTGGAACCACGATTGCGTTGATGGAAAAGGGCGCGAACGTGATGTCTGCGATTCACAAGCGCATGCACTACGCACAGAAGATGGAATTCAAGTTATTGGCTCGTGGTTTTGGCGAGACATTGCCTGAAGAGTATCCATACGAAGTGGTTGGTGCGTCTCGTAAGATCAAGCGTAGTGACTTTGACGGCGCAGTGGATGTTCAGCCAGTTGCTGATCCTAATATCTTCTCTAGCGCACAGCGTATCACCTTGGCACAGACACAATTGCAGATTGCTCAGTCAGCTCCGCAGTTGCACAACGTGTATGAAGCCTATCGTCGTGTGTACGAAGCCTTGGGCACGAAGAATATTGATGCAATCTTGACACCACAGAACCCAGACAAGCCAAAAGACCCAGCAACGGAGAACGGCGATGTAATGGACGGCATGACATTGCGTGCGTTCCCTGGACAACAGCATGATGCGCACATTGAATCGCATTTAATGCAAGGTATGTCACCAATGTTGCAAGCTAATCCAATGGCTGCGGTTTCTTTGCAAAAGCATATCTTGGAACACGTTAAGATCAAGGCCGAAGAGGACGTTGAAGTTGAGTTGTTTAAGTCTTATGGCATGGACCCTAGCAGCATGATCTCTGATTTGCAAAAAGAAGGCATGATTGCATTAAAGATTGCTCAGTATTTGAAGGATGTGAAAGACAAGCAAGCTGAAATGATGGGCCCACAGGAAGATCCACTTGTTAAGTTGAAAGAGCAAGAGTTACAGCAGTCAGCACAGCGTGACCAGCAACGTGCTCAGATTGATCAACAGCGCTTGCAGATTGAACAATCGGACAAGGCAGAGCAAGATAAGATTGACCGTGAGCGTATTGCTTCTAACGAAGAGATTGCGCAATACCGTGGCAACATTGCTATGCAAAAGATGAATCAACCGAAAGGATTCCCAAATGCCTCTTAAATCAGGTAAAAGCAAAAAGACTGTTAGCTCAAACATCAAAGAGATGGTGGGCTCATTTAAGAAAACAGGAAAGATTGGTACTAGCAAGCCTGCGTCTACAACCAAGGCTGTGAAACAAGCAGCTGCGATTGCTTATGACAATGCAGGAATTGCTAAAAAACAGGAAGCGCGCATCAAAAAACGTGGCGGAAGCGTCACATTTAAGAAAGATGGTAAATTACCTGTAGGTATCTATTGATTTTTTGTATCACAACGGCTATTCTGATAGCCAATAGCTAACGGGAAGAGGCTAAAAGATTTTCCCGCCCATGGTAGAGGAAACCATGCTCGAGTTTGCAGAAAACTTGCTTCATGACATTAGAGGTTTACGTCACGATACTGAACAACTTGTTATCAGCGGTTCCATGAAGAATATGGAGCAATATAGCCGCATGATGGGCAGGCTTGAGGGCATCCGAATTATTGAAGAGGCGATTCAAAACCGTCTTAAGCGCAGTAATGAAGATTTTTAACCCCCAGGAGGAGAAGTAGATGACGTTAACAGCGTTAGAACAGAAATGGGAAGAGGAAAAGGAAGCTCGCGGTCCGGAGCTCTTGGATGCTTACACCGAAGAAGGTGAGTTAGATCCAGAGAACTTGGACGAAGCTGTACTTGACCGTATTCCTAAGCCAACAGGCTGGCGTATTGCCATTTTGCCGTACCGTGGTGCTAAGACATCCAAAGGCGGAATCATCCTTTCAGAAGAGACCAGAGCAAAGACACAGTTATCCACTGTGTGTGGCTACGTTCTCAGGGTAGGCGACTTAGCCTATGCTGATAAGGACAAATTCCCTACCGGACCTTGGTGCAAGGAAGGCGATTGGGTAATTTTTGGTCGCTATGCTGGCGCAAGACTAACGATAGATGGTGGCGAAGTCCGCATCCTAAACGATGACGAGATTGTAGGCACTGTTAATGATCCAGAAGACATTCTGCACATGTGAGGAGTATGAAAATGGGACAAACAACAGAAAATCCGACGTATGAACTAGACCTTGGCGATGGTGTTGAAGGTGTTGAAGTTGACATCAACGGCAATGAAGCCAATCTAGTAGAAACCTCTGTAACTGCCGGTCTTGGCAGTGATACGGAAGGCCAACCTCTTGATGAAGCAAGGGCTGAAGAAAAGCCTGCTGCGCAAGCTGATCAAAAGGATGGCGATGAGTTAAAAGACTACAGCGAAAGCGTTAAAAAGCGTATTGACAAGCTAACCTCTAAGCTTCGTGAAGCGGAGAGACGCGAGCAAGCGGCCATTGAGTTTGCACAAGGTGTTCAAAGCAAGTATTTAAATGCCGAGCAACGAGTGGCTCAGTCTGACCTTGGTCGTATGGGTGAAGCCAAGAGCCGTGTGGAAACACAGATGATGACGATTAAGCAAATCATCAAAAAGGCTCGTGAAGAAGGCGACATTGACACAGAGACTGAGGCGCAAGAGCGTTTAATGTCTTTGATGCACGAACAACGTGAAATTGGGCAGTATTTGGAGCGTGCTCCACAACAATCGGTCCAACAACCCCCTGTTCAACCACAACAATTTCAACAGCAACAGTTCCAACAGCCCGTCCAGCAAGCCCCGCGCCCTGATTCTAAGGCCGAGGAATGGGCAGAGCAGAACCCTTGGTTTGGCCAAGATTATGCGATGACTTATGCTGCTTGGGGTATTGACAAACAGCTCCGTGAAGCAGAAGGCTTTGACGGATCGTCAGATGAGTATTATGATGAGTTAAATCGGAGAATTCGCGGGCAGTTTCCGCAGAAGTTTTCCGCACAAACTAACAGAGCGCCAAAGCAGAACGTGCAAGCGGTGGCGCCTGCAGCCCGGTCTTCCGGGGTCAACAACAGTGCACGCCGCAGCGTAAAGCTTTCTCCAAGCCAAGTCGCTATTGCTAAAAAACTAGGTGTACCTGTAGAGGAATACGCCAAATACGTAAAGGAGTAACAAAATGTCTGATGTAAAATTTACTAAATCTAATCGTGCCGGTGAGTCTCGTGAGAAAGCCGCACGCCGTAAACCTTGGGCACCTCCATCACGTTTGGACGCACCTCCACCTCCAGAAGGCTACAAATACCGCTGGATTCGTGCTGAAATTCAAGGCCATGACGATAAACAGAACGTGTTTAGCCGGCTCCGTGAAGGATACGAGCTAGTTCGTTTAGAGGAATTGCCAGAAGAGTATCAAGCTACGATGCCTGCAGTAGATGAAGGCCGTAACAAAGGTGTTGTAGGTATCTCCGGGTTATTACTTGCCAAGATTCCGTTGGAAACGATTGAAGAGCGTAATGCTCACTATCGTGGACGTACACGTGACCAGTTGGCAGCAGTAGATAATGATTTGATGAAAGAGAACGCGCATTCAAGTATGCGCATTAATAAGGCCGAGCGTAATTCTCGTGTTTCTTTTGGTGGCCCTCGCAATTCAAGTGAGAGTTAACATGACTTTTAATCAATTTTATATGGAGTAACAAATGGCAAATACAAATAAAGCCTTTGGTCTACGTCCTTTGCTAAAATTAGGCAGCAACGTTAACAGTGATGGCAATACACAGTATCGCATCGCTTCTAACACAACTGACGCAATTTTCCAAGGTGACATCGTGACCCTATCAGGTGGTTATGTTGTTAAAGCAACCCCAGGTGCAGCCAATATTCTTGGCGTATTCCTTGGTTGTGAGTACAGCGATCCTACAACTAAGAAAACAACTTTCAAGAACTATTACCCAGGTGCGGTAGTTGCTTCTGACATCGTTGCGACTGTAGTTGATGATCCTAACGCATTGTTCTTAGTGCAAGCTTCTGGCGTAGCAGGTAATACCTGTGTAGGCTTGAATGCTGACTTAGTTCAAACGACTGCTGGTAACACAACAAGTGGTGTTTCTGGTTTAGAGCTTTCAACTGGTACGTTAGCCGCTACACAGGCTCTGAACGTTAAGGTTGTAGGCATTTCTTCTGTCCCAGGAGAAGATGACGTAACCTCCGCGTATGCAAACTTGATCGTTGTAATTAACGAGCACTTGTATCGTGGTCCAACTGCAGGAGTTGCATAATGGCTATTACACGCGCACAACTAGTTAAAGAACTAGAACCAGGCTTGAACGCTTTATTCGGTATGGAATACAAGCGCTACGAGAACGAACACGAAGAAATCTTTGAAATTGAAGATTCTGAGCGTGCGTTCGAAGAAGAAGTAATGTTGACTGGTTTCGACCAAGCTCCTGTTAAGGCTGAAGGTGCCGGTGTTAACTATGACACAGCACAAGAATCTTTCACAGCTCGCTATACACACGAAACCATCGCATTGGCCTTCTCAATGACTGAAGAAGCAATCGAAGATAACCTCTACGATCGCCTAGCTTCACGTTATACAAAGGCTTTGGCTCGTTCTATGGCTCACACTAAGCAAGTTAAGGCAGCTTCTGTTCTTAACAACGCGTTCACTGGCGGTCAATACGCTGGCGGTGACGGTGTTGCTTTGTGTTCTCTAAACCACCCAACTGCTTTAGGTCCTAACTTCTCTAACACGCCAGCTACACAAGCTGACTTGAACGAGACGTCATTGGAACAAGGTATCATTGATATCGCGTCTTTCATTGACGAGCGTGGCTTAAAGATTGCTGTTTTGGCTAAGAAATTGATCGTTCCAAAAGAACTTCAATTTACAGCCGAGCGTTTGATGAAGACAACACTACGTGTTGGTACTGCTGATAACGATATCAACGCAATCAAGTCAATGGGCTTAATCCCAGAAGGCTATGCAGTTAACCACTACTTGACAGATGTGGACGCTTGGTTCTTGATGACTGATGCACCTAACGGTCTCAAAATGTTCCAACGTACCGCTATCCGTACAGCTTTTGAAGGCGATTTCGACACTGGTAACGTACGTTACAAGGCTCGTGAGCGTTATTCATTCGGCTGGTCAGATCCACGTGGTATCTATGGTTCTTCAGGCGCGGCTTAATAGCTCGTCTTTTGACCAGGAAAGCCCTCTTCGGAGGGCTTTTTTAATTTGTACTTGCATTTAATTTTAGATAGAGTAATATCTAGGAAACCGGGGATATTCCGGCTTATTAGACTGCCCCGGCAGACGCATACAAGACTAATAAGCTTAACTTTGTATGAAGGAAAATCTATCATGGCATTAACCACGTTCTCCGGCCCAGTCAAATCATTAAACGGTTTTATTGGCGGAACCCCAACAGATCCAATCACAGTAACTACTGCTGACAACATTTCTGAGTCTTACGCTACGACATCTGCCACCACTGGCGATACACGTCTTAGCTACAACAGACTAACCTTTACCTCTACCGGTTCAGGCGAAACATTCCGTGCTTTGACCCGAGTGACAGGCACTGGCGGCGCTACAGGCGGCACAATTAACGGTGCTCACATCTCCACTTCAATCAACACAGGCGGCACAATCTCTGGTGCGGCTAACGCTATTCGTGCAACTTTGGGAGGCTCCGTAGCTTCTCCCGGCGGTACTTTGGCGGTTATGCAGTTGGATACAGATTACTCTGTTAACGCTTCTTTGCCAGGTACAGCTTCGTTTATTCGCGTGACTGACAGCGGTGCAAACACAGGTGAAATTCCTTTGTTGATGAACATTGAGACAGCCCCAGCAGCGACAATTGCACCAACAGCTACTTCAGTTACAACTGTGTCTAAAGCAATTAAAGTGATGATTGGCGGCACGGTTTACTACGTTCCCGCTTACTCTACATTTGCTTAATGCAGATAACAAAAGAGTTTCTTGAAGCGGAAATTCAATCGCTTGAGCAAGAGTCAAACAAGGCACAAACCTTCCTGATTCAAGCCCAAGCGACGGTTGCCGCTTACAAGATGTTACTAAATAGGCTAGAGGCTCCAGAAGAGCCACAGGAGCAATAATTATGGGTTTTCAATATGACGTAAAGTCGACGGCAATTGCTGCAGCACAGACTGACGCGGCTGTTTTTGCAGGTGCGGCCCGCATCAAAGGAATGGTTATTGGTGTTCCTACTGGGGGAGGTACTTTGACCCTCAAAAATGGTTCTGGTGGCACAACCGTGTTTTCATTGGTAGTTCCAGCAAGCTCAGGGGGTGCATCAAACGTTTCTATCCCTGGCGACGGTATTCGTTGTGAGAATGGCATCTATGCCACGACTCCTGCCAACATGACTGTAACCGTGTTCTATGGCTAAGAAGACTCCTTCTCTTGCAGTAGGCCGTGGCGAAAAGCTCCCTGTGTCAAAAGGCGCAGGGCTTACTGCCAAGGGAAGAGCCAAGTACAACAAGGCTACGGGTTCTAATCTAAAAGCCCCACAACCACAAGGCGGTGCACGCAAAAAGTCCTTCTGCGCACGCATGAGTGGTATGCCGGGACCAATGAAAGACGAGAACGGGAAACCGACTCGAAAAGCTGCGAGTTTAAAACGATGGAAATGCTAGTCTGGAACTTAGTCCTTTCGGGGTTTGTTGCCGTTATTGGGTTTTTTCTTAAAGAAAAATCAGATGAGGTAAGACGTTTAAACGTTTTATTAAACAAAACTCGTGAAGAGATTGCTAAAGAGTACGTTACTAAGGCAGAAGTACACAACGATATCAACCGTGTTTTAGACCGTATTGATCGTTTGGAAAACAAAATTGACTTATTTATAAGGGAGCAAAAAAGTGCCCTCAACTAAACCTGGTTTATACGCAAATATTCATGCAAAGCGGAAGCGCATTGCAGAAGGCTCTGGCGAGAAGATGAGAACGCCAGGGGTCAAAGGCGCGCCTACCAAAAAGGCGTTTATTAAGTCGGCGAAAACCGCCAAAGTTCCAAAAAAGGGGTAGTAATATGGCAACTAAAAAGAAATCAGGTGCAATTGCCGACCGCCAGGGTCGCGCTTTAATGCCAGGTAAAATGAGCAAGAATCTTCCGATGATTGCTCCTCAGTCTGCATACGCTAAGGGTGGCGACGCCAAGCCTTCAGCTTATGACAAGAAGCAAGACAAGAAGTTGGCGAGCCACGCAGGCAAGTCAGCAAAGGTAGCCCACAAACAAATGGGCGGTATGATGAAACGCGGTTGCAAATAAGGAAATATCATGACTAAGAAACGTGGCGTAGGCGCAGCAATCAAGGGTTTTGGATGTGTTACTTCAATGTCTACAGGCGAGGCTAAAAAGCCAGTTCCTGTGGATGTTGATTTTGACAAGCAAAAGTACGCAGGTACTGTAGATGTTCCTGCTGACAAAAAAGCACTTTCAATGACTTCTACAAAAGTTAAGATGTAATTTATGGCTACTTCAGGGACGACTAGCTTCGACCTGGATATTGAGGAAATCATTGCCGAGGCGTATGAGCGCTGCGGCATTGAAACTCGTACCGGGTATGACTTAAGAACGGCACGCCGGTCTTTAAATCTGCTTTTTGCAGAATGGGCTAGTCGTGGCTTGAATCTTTGGACTATTCAAGAACACACATTATCTTTGGTAGCAGGCGATTTTGAGTACGATCTGCCGGCTAATATTGTGGATGTGCTTTCAACAGTAGTTCGTTCTCCGCAGGGCAACCAAAACATTGACGTTGTTGTTAATCGTTTTAGCCAAGCAGAATGGTTACACACGCCTAACAAAGGTGGCACATTGGGCCGTCCTGCGCAGGTGTATTTCCAAAGAACAATCACACCTAAGGTGTATTTTTTCCCGTGTCCTGACGATTCAGTGCCTTACACTTTTGTGTACTACGCTATCCGTCGCATTGAGGATGCAGGCGCATACACAAACACAGCGGATGTGAACTTTAGATTTTTGCCTTGTCTAGTGGCTGGTTTGGCTTATTTCTTGTCGCTTAAAGTGGCTCCAGACCGAATTCCCCTGCTCAAGCAGATTTACGAAGAGAACTTCAAGCTTATTGGCGATGCTGACAGAGATCGTGCAAGTTATTACGCAGTCCCTGAAAGGACTATGTATCCATGAGTAGCTATGCTTACGGCAAAAAAGCGTGGGGTATATGTGACCAGTGTGGTCAACGCTTTTTGCTCAACAGCCTTCGTACTCAGTGGAATGCACTTAAGGTTTGCCAAGAATGTTATGACCCTAAGCACCCGCAGTTAGAGCCTCGCCGTAACGTTTCAGACGCAATTGCGTTGTATCAACCAAGACCAACCCCAGACGATCAGTTTAGTGTGTTTATTGGTCAGGTGGGGGACAGTGCAATTGGTTCAATTGGAATGATACCTGAGTCCTTATCTAGC